GTGGCCACTTGGCCATTCAATGGGGCTGGATTCCTCTGTTTAACGATCTTTCTAAGCTTGCTAATCTTGCTCAGGAGATTGAAGAACAGGGGAAGCGTCTCGACAAGGCAAAACGCGGATCACTCCGAGTTGGCCTTGGCTCTGAGACTACCTCGTGGTCTGGTCCCATATCTGGCTGGATTAGCCCTGATGGCTATTCTAGATTCAGATATCAGAGAAGACACGAGAACAAACGTCGTGCATGGGCTACACTTAGAGTGGAGCCCGACTTCTCTAACCAGTACTGGGACTCCTCGCCAAGCCGAACCGTTCATAGAGCGGTTGGCTTATACAGCGAGGGGGTACCTGCTTCCACTATATGGAATATGATTCCATGGACGTGGCTCATCGACTACTTTGCTTCCGTGAGCTCCTACTTAGAAGCCACACGGGGCGTCTTGCCTTTTAGCGTTAATAGCTACTGTATAATGGTCGAAGACGATTATATAGTTAGGCAAGTCAAGTACGATGAGGATCTTGGCCTCAACGGCAGTCCAGAGTTTGAACACTCTGACGGTTGGTTGAGGAAACAAGTTAAACGCAGGTACACGGGGCAGTTTCCAAAGGCGAGAGTCACCTTTACAATCAATCCCATAACTGGGCGATTAGGTGTACTCTCTTCTTTAGCTGCCGTCACTGCCCTCCGAGGAGGGGGCGGGCGCGGGTGACAATGGTGTCTCCCGTCCCATGGTGTCTACCTATAGGCGCCATCCAACGTTGTGATAACGTCGGATATCCCACAGAAGGAGCAACCGCATGCTTGACAATACTTATGACCTGACGATCGGCGCTAGTACTGTTACGATGACACGTGTCAAAGAACAGGACTACTCGTCGATTTACTACGGCGAAGATGGAGATGACAAGGTCATGATGACCATTGCACATACCATCCCCGCTAGTGGTGGATCCGGTGAGAGTCATATGGTTCGACTAGACATCGAACACTATGATTCTGAAGGTGTGTACCTGCGGAAATCTTCCGCCTGGACTGTCATCAAAACTTTCGATGGCGCCCAGTCCACATCTGACGCGAAGAATACCCAACAAGCTTTGGATGGGTTTCTCACGTCTGCAATTGCTGATAAAGTGCTCGCCAGAGAATCATGAACTCTTCAATATGAAGAGATCATCTCGGGCAAACGCTCTTATCGTCATTGCATCTCCCACTCATTCGGGTGGGATCCGGATCTGTCAGGGCCTTATCAGTATGTCATTCCTGCCTCTACTAGGAGCCAGAAATGGATGATAAAGCCAAGTATTGCGGAACTCGAGCCTCTTCGCCACGTCCTGATAGACGCGTGCAGAGAGGATCCGGTTCTGCATTCAACCCTGAGGAAAATGTTCGAGAAACTCTCGAACATATGCACTACGAGAGGATGGAAGCATCCTCTTTTAGTTCATCTGCCAGCCTTGGGAGCTGCCTTTGCGGGCAAGCTCTCACGAACTGGGAGTATTCCAACAACCTCAAGCTCTGCCCAGCATGCATCAAGCATGTTGACGGAGCACCGGGATGGGTCAAGGATCTCCTTGTCTCAACCCGCGTACCGAGCAAGTTCCGAGAGCACGCTTCATGCGTGGTCCACGGGGCCCTTGAGTACGTTGAGGATCCAACAAGTCACTGACTTGAAGGAACTAAGTAAAGAATGCGCTTACATGCGCCCTTTACTTAGGTTGGTTCTTCAGGATTGTGGGTGCTTAGTCCCAGATGCTGATGTGAAGTACATCAAGCTTATCTACCAGATATGCATGATGTATAAGAAGACGGTTATCGATTGCCCTAACGAAAGGGTAAAAGATGCAGTCTTCGAATTCATCAGTGTCGATCGCTCTCTCCGTGACCCTCACGGGTCTTGGAATAGCGATCGTTGGGTCCATTCTCGCTTTACATTCGGCGAGGATGGACGCTCTGGAGGATACCCTCCAGAGGCACAGTTGCTTCTTGACATACTCGATGGAGTATTCTATCGAGTTATGCCTGGAGCACCTGTCCAAATCTGGGACTTAGAGCCCAAACATGGGCCCGGTGCAGTAAGCGACTCCAGCGGGAAAGTCGACAAGTACGACTTTCCAGCCTGGCCAAACAAGTTGGACCAGATTTTCATGTGGGAACGCTATGCGTTTCCAAATGATCTTTGGAGTTGTGAAGCAAACAGACCTAGTTCCCTTGAGCCTCCGGCTCGGCTACTTGCCGTTCCGAAGACCTTTAAGGGTCCTAGACTCATTGCTTCAGAGCCAACTGCACATCAATTCCTTCAGCAGGGATTGATGAAGTGGATACGTGAGAATCTCACGTTCCCACTGCGCCTCAGCATTGACTTTCTCTCACAGGTACCTTCTCAGGTACGTGCAAGAGAGGCGTCACAGACAGGTGCCCTAGCTACCGTTGATCTTTCAGCGGCTAGTGACAGGCTGTCCTGCTGGGTAGTTGAAAGAGCACTAGGGTCTAACCCTAGTCTTCTTGAAGCTCTCCATGCTGTACGCACCAGATGTATCGTTGATGCGACTGGTGTAGACCCTGACCTTAGCCTCAGACTCAAGAAGTTTGCGGCTCAGGGTAGTGCAGTGACATTCCCAATTCAGACCATAATCTATACAGGTTGCTGCTATGCAGCAATCTTATATGACCGTGGTATGAAGGTGACTTACAAAAACATTTGTAAGATCGCTCGGGAAGTACGGGTCTTCGGTGACGACATCATTTTGCCGTCATCGACAGTACCAACTCTAACTGCTCTTCTCCACTACTTGGAGTTGAAGGTGAATGAGTCGAAGACTCATTCAACAGGTGGGTTCCGCGAGGCTTGCGGAACTGACGCTTGGTGTGGGTATGATATCACACCAAGTTATGTCAGACACCTGCAGTTAGGCACTAGGCCATCTGCTGACGAGTTAGTCAGCTGGGTGGAAGTTAGCAATAACTTTCACAAAGCTGGTTACTGGTCAGTTTCCAACTGGATGCTTAAGCAGATTCCTCAACAGTTGAGGGATAGGCTTGTCATCTCAGATGAAGATGGTCCTGGGATCCGACTCTTCACGTTCTCTAGGGGAACTGTCGTGAGACAGTCCAGAGTACGATACTCTGAATCCCTGCAGAGACAGGAAGCACAAGCTTTCTGTATCAGGACAAGGACACATAAGAGGAGTCGGGGGCTTTCGAACGACCTGTATGATTACTTCATACGGGCACCACAAGACAGAGATGTCAAGTGGCTCCTTGATCCTACACCTTGGGATCATGGATACGTTACGAAAGAGTCCTCCGTGTTACGGAAGGACTGGGTCGCAGTGGACTCTTTCACTGCAAAGGGC